GCAGCTCCATCCTTACCATTAAAAGTGGGTGCAACATATCCTGTTCCGAGTTTCATTCCAGCAATACAAACATTTGCAACACTTTCTCTGGTGTATATTGTTGAATTTACGAATGAACTGAGATCTCCTGGCATGTTTTGGTCCCTTTATATCAAATATTTAGAAAATTATACGGGATACCAAACTGCCCCTCCTTCAGAAAACGGTTCTCTGTCATCCAAATTTTGAGAGGTATCCATCATAAAAAGAACATTGTCATCTTCAGGCTTTTGTGCTTCTTCATAATTAAACTTTGCAGACTCAATTAAATCAGCAAAATATTCTTGTCTAGTCAACCACGCAAAGAAAACCAAGGTCATTACCAAATCATCGTTATGACCTTCTTCGGCCTTATAAGTGTTTCCTTTGGAGACAAATGTAGTAAGTTCTGTGATTATTCGCTCATCATTTAATAAAATTTTATCTTCTTCTACTAATCTTTTCAATATCGCACAACCCAATTTTTTAGTTTGTGTAGTAGTTCGCAACCCCATTTCACTTCTTCCAGTTGCAAATCCTTGAGAAAGCATTTGCCCCTTTCTGCCCATCATTCTAGTCATAAGAACATTTTCATAACCCAAATCATTGTACAAAATTGAAGAAACTTGACCACCTATGTCATTTGTTTCTATTAAAGCATACGCATTATTATATTTTTCAGCAACCTTTTTAATTACGGTTGGAAAATTGAAGGGACTTATTGTATTATTTTTATAAACTGCAACGGTTTTGTATGGAGCAGAAGTTCCGTCTATTACAGTAAAGGTAGAAAAGTCTGACCCTTGACCACGCGATACATCGGCTTGCAAAAAGTAAACTTTATCTTTTTCTGGTTGCCCAAATATCCTAAGACCTTCTTTGTCTTCCTCCAAACATTCTTCCGGAGCCAATACACTGAGCTTACTCGTAGAAATTAAAGTGTTTGAAGATCCTAAAAAGCTACAACCATATTCTTGTTCAAATTGTTCTGGGCTTGTATTTGCCACTTGTTCCGCAGCCCATTCCTCATCTCTTAAACTGGGACTTCCGGGGCTTATGGGAGTTTCCCTCCAACCAACTTCTACTGGCACAAATTTATTTTTAAGTTTGTGTCCATCCTGTCTGTTTGCATCAACCCAAAGTTTATGAAAATGATTCATTCCATTGGGTGTAGACACAATGATAAGTTTGGTTGTAGTACCAGCTGAAATTGTTGGATATGTTGCGGTATAGAATTCTTCTGCAACATGGCTCGGTAAGAAGGCGTACTCGTCCAACAGCAATAGGTTATAAGAGCCACCACGGATCGCTGTAGACGATGTAGCGTCACACATGACCCTGGAGCCGTTTTCAAGTTTAAAACTCGTCTTATTCCATTCTAGAACTCCTTGTTGCAAAAAATGTGGTAAATTTTCATAGGCAAGTTGAAGTTTGGAGAACAATTCTTCTTTTGCTGTTTTTAAACGGTTTGCCAGAATCGCAACGTTAACGCTTTGAGTAAATGTGACATAATGGCAAATATAACTCGTAACACAGGTGGATTTACCACATTGACGAGGCCACTTAGAAATTACAAATCGATTTTTATGTAATTCATTTATAAACTTTTTTTGATAAGGATAAAGTTTAAAGGGGACAACACCTTTGTCCAAAGTTTTTACTTTAATATATTTTTCACAAAAATAAACAGGATCGTTTGCACATTTAACATATTCCTCAAACTGATCCTTGGTATATTGCATTTCAATACCAGGCAATTTAAGATTTGGATTGTTTCTGTATCCTTGATTATTGTTGTTTTTGTTCATCAACAACCTCTGCATCAATCACATCTTTATTTGTGCTCCGGTCTTTATTCAAAAGATTTTGAAGATCTTTTGTTGAGCCAACAAATACGGAATTGTTTGTTTGTTTTACTTCAACTTTTGCACCAGTAGTGTCTTTTGCTTTTTTGTGCACATCTAAAACATTGTTGTTTAGATCTGCCATTGTTTTTAACAATATTGCAACAACTTCAAATGCTCTTGGACTATCAGATTCTGTTGCAACCTTTAAAGCGCTTTCTAGTGCAACGTTTCCATTACCAATCAGCTCTTTTAAATTTTGTTGTACAAAAGAATAATCTTTTTGAAAATTGTTTGAATCAAATGTACCACCCGCAAGTTCTTTTGAACTAACTTGTTCTTGGCTGTTCATAGGAACAGAAAAAAGTTTTGCTAAATTTTTATTCACATCCATTTTATATTAAAAATTGTCGTTACCGAATCCAGTAAATCCAGATATGATCGAACTAGATGCAATACTAGATGTTTGATTTACCTTTCCAAACAAATATGCTTTAGCAATAAAATTAAAAGAAGCTATATGCATTCTTCTTGAATTGAAATCACCTTCATATTTATCCGTTATTGTGTTGGAGACTAAAACAACTGGAATATTTAAAAGACTTCCACCTTGAGTTAATTCTATTTTTATTACGTGGTCTGGAACAAAATATGGAATAATTTGTTCAATAATTTGTAACATATCATCTATATGACGAGTATATACGAATAAATTCATTCCAACATTGACTGGTGTTTCGTTTGCAAATTCATCCAAACTTGCACAATTTCCTGATGTTGTTGGATTTGTTACTGTGGAGAATCTGCTTCTGCGTCTACTTGGATCTGGAGTTATGCTATTTACATGAAAACTCATTCTAGGCAATTGATTTTCAATTCTGGTTCCATCAGTTATAGAAGATGGGTTCAATAATCTTTGAATAAATTTTTCTTGAGATGCATATGTGATTGGAACTTGAATTCTAGTATCAGCTCCAGTATCGTTGTTATGTACAACTTGAATGTTGCTGAACAGACTTCCAAATCCAACTACCAAACCTCTTAAGCTTTTGTTATAATAATATCCAAACATTGTTTATCCTTATGAAGCGCATCCTGCATTTGGGTCATTTGGATCAAAGTTATAAAGCGTGTCTGCTTCATTTTCTAAAATCTTATTAATACCAGCGCTATTGCCGATAATATTATTAAGAGGTGCAAACGTACCTCCAGTGACTCCAGTTGATGTGTATGGTTGATTTATGGCAGTATTTCCTGTTATAATCTTTTCGTAGCTGTATGTGAAGAGTTCTGCTGTTATCTGATATGTGTATAGTTTGCCCAATGGGTACATTGGATTTTCATGCTCAACAAAGTTTATCTCAAATAGAGATTTTGAAAGAGGAAAATAAATTAAATCTCCTTCTCTAGGTCTTGTAATAGTTGGTACAGCCGCAGTTACAATATCTCTAAATCTTTTTCTTGACATTAAAAGAGATATTTTATCTTTAATCTCTATACCAAATTGAGTGATAACATCCGTCCCTTCAAATCCTTTGTAGGACTGGATATACATTTCTATCGTGTAATAGGAGTTAAAAAAAGAACTCGGATCTTCACCAAATACTCTGTCTATGTTTAGAGCATTTCTTGGAACATATAAACAATCCTGACCAACACCTTGAATCAATTCGATGGTTACACTTTCAACAAGATTTTGTTCTGCTGCAAAGGTGGTTAAATTGATATAAGGATTAATAGCCATTGTTATCCAATCATTGGGTCTACAGGCATTTCGTAGTTTCTCAATAGTTCGCTTTCAACTTCAGTTATCTCTTTCATTGCTTCTTGCATTATCGCAGGAGCGTTTAATTGGGCTCCACCGGGCAATGGCATTCCTGCAAACTTCATAAGGTTTTGAGCCCACTGTTTTTTCAAGAGAGCAGCAAAGTATTTTTTGAATATTCTGTCTTCCCATACTCTAGAATATTCATTTGTATTAATTTTTACATATGCTTCAATTAGCAAATAATTATTGACAGTTAATTTGGAATGATCTGTATCTAAGAAAAGTCTTTGTGTTGTCTTTGTATAAGTGTATGACATTGGATAATTAAACACATCATTTACCAATTTTACATAAGACATTGCTTCCATGTAAGAAGCCATAGGTCCCATTGGGTATCCCGACTGATTGAAATACAATCCGAAGAAATCAAATAGCGTCATTTGATATCTCAAATCAAACATATAGTCACCTACTTGATTGCTTGGAGCATAGACCTTTGTTACTGATACAATGTCCGTTGAAGCTGGCCATGTATATGTCACACCAGCAACAACAGTTGTTTGGGCACCCAAAGCATTACCAATTGTAGAAAGGTCAAAATATTGGCGATTCACATCCTGTTGTTGAATTTGATACACAAAAAGGGCTCTTTGATTAAAATCAAAGTGACGCTCTTCCATAAATTTTAAGGCTTCGTCCAAACGATCCTCAACTTGTTGAGGGTCTACGTTTACTTGGACTACTGGGGCCCCAAGAGATCTTAGTGTGTATTCGATGAATTCTTGCCGGGAGTTTATTGCCATGATAAAAATATTTATGAATTGTTATTAATTTTATTTAACTCTTCAAAAATTTTTTCCTTTTGGGGGTTTGAACCTATTCTTACTTGAATAAACTGAAGTTTCTCTGGGTCCGTATTTTCTATTTGTTGTTTTCTTTGTTTGCTCTCTTCCGTATAAAAATTAGGGTCATAATTGGTAAATCCCGGCATTTTTAAAGGACAATCTAATTTTGGATAATCTAATTTTGAATATTCTTCACTGTTTTTTATCAACCAAGTGTGTTTGTGGTCCCCACAACCACACTTCCCACAATAATGTCTTTGTTTATTTTTACTTAACTTTAAATGTGGGCACGGTGGTATTTCATCATGGCCAAAACAGGATAAAACTCTTAATTTTTTTGTTTCTATATCTGTTTTGGTATTGTTTATTCCTCTAGAAACCAAAGACGCAGCAAACATCACCATTTTTTGAAACATGTTACTTTGTTCCGTAAATTATATTTACACCAATTGGCAAAACATATTCTTCTAAAAAGTTTTGGTAAACAAGTAAATCATCATTTAATCCACTAGAAACATTGATTTGAATTGTAGCTGCTCCAGCAGTATATACCTCCACATCATCCCAGTTAAATTCAAGTAAAGCACATATTACATATTTTATTGCAGTTGGCGTGCCTTTTAAATTGTAATAATTGCAATCAGCGCGTGTTAAAAATTGTCTTATATTTGGTAAAACTTCTTTTAATGGCGATTGAGAAAAATCAGCACCCGGAAAATAAAAATCAGCAAATGCTTCTAAAAATATAGGATTGACCGTAAGTGGGCTTCTTATCTTCTCCCAGTCTAATTGAGCACCATAACCGTATTCCAAGGAAAAAAGCCATCTTAAATAATTTTTAATAATCGGAACAACTAACACATTTGATGAATCATTATTGTAAGATTGCATGATCCAATTTGGAAACAGTGATTCAACCGTAAGTTGATCCCCCAACCAATTAGATGTTTTTATATCATAAAAATCAGAGCCGTAAAGACTTTTTGCACGATCAAATAGTCTTTCTATCTTTACTAGTTCAGTTACAGGTTGGGAATTAAATAAAAGTATCATTGGCCGTACTCAATTGATATTCCTACTGGTACTTTGTCGGACAGATAATCAATTAAAGCCTCTTGTTCGGCTGTTCCCAAATTATCTACGTATATTTTTACTGAACCAGGATAAGTTCCATTTTGAATAGTGATTGAATCACGATTATCCGTACCAGTTATTTGAGAACTAAGAATTGCGTTTTTGTAATCATCTGCGGTAACACATCTCTCTTGTCCTGTGGTTTTAAACAAAACAGAAGATTTTGCTTTGGCTAGAGATATTAAATCGTAACCACCACTAGGTAATTCAGAAGTTCCAAAACTGGTGTTTGCTGCTGGAGAAATAATTGCATTGTTTCCCACACCACCACTACTTGTGATTGCCCTTACAGCGATTCTGCTGGCTGTTGTGATTATTTTAGCAGATGGACTATTATTTGTTACAATATATCCTCTTGGACCATTAATTACAGTAAAATGAGTATTATTTCCAGTTTGAGTTGGAGAAGATTTATTTACCCGTGTCCACTGCGTTGTCACATTTGTATTAATTACAGTTTCATAAAAACTAATTGTATCGGGATCAACATTATAAGGTATTTCACATGATTGAGTTTCATAATTATAATTTGTATAGGTTACGACATCCAAACCAGAATATAATTTTATTGTTTTTGATGTGTTGGCATTTACCTGTTCTATATTAAAAAAGAATTCGTCAGATCCATTTGTTGCCCTAGAGGTAAATGTTGTGTATGGACTCAAAGTTATACCATTTATTGCATTTACGGTTCTATTTGAAACTGCTGATTTTGTTGGTGCCAATGTTACGGAACAATTTGCAGCAATACCAAGAAGAGATTCTAAAACAGTTGCTGTTGTTGCAAAACTGTTTGTAAAACCATATTGTGCATAAACTCCGTTGTATGCCGTTGCAGTTGACAGAATATTTAAAAGAAGGTTTACTGAGCTTGCTTCATTTCTAAAATCTAAATTGCTTAAATCTGATTGTTCTTCTAAAAATTCAATAAGAGATGTTTTAATGTCATCAAAATCCAAGGATGCAACGTTTAGATTGTTTATGTT